TTAATCATACCAGTTTCTTTACGAACTTCTTGATTTTGTTGTTTTATTAAATCTTTCATATTAATCATCATTGACTCCTATTTCACCACTGCCCATAGTGTGTTCATTAATTGTGTTGGACTTTTATATCCTATATCTGATAATATTTTTTTCATTTTAGGATTTACTTTTTTAAATACTTTTGTTAATAGATTAGCTGTTTGCATATCTACTGTTACTAATCCTTTTTTAGTTTTGTAACCATGTGCTTGTTTATCTTTCATTACTTTAGCAGCAACATCAAATATTGTTTCTTTTGCTTCTTTGAGTTTCTTTTTAATCAAATGAGGACCTGCTGGTTCTTCACCTAATTCACCATTCTCACCATATCCACAAGTTCCTTCAATCACAATTTTTTTAACTTTACTCATTGGTAATTCTTGATAAGTTCTTTCACTACCAAGATAATCTGTAACAGCGACACCTTTACCACCATCAAAAGCACTTTGCATTGAATATTTTTTTCCTTTTTTATCATAAACAACTACATCTTTACCTTTAAGAACAGCTTTTTCCATTTTCTTTACAAATGAAGAATTAAGTGCTTCACCCAATATATCTTTAGCTTTATCTGATAAATATTTTATATCTGCATTAGCCAATTGTTGTAAAACTTTTTTATCTTGTCCCTTTAATAATTGAACAATCTTTTGAACAAGTGGATTGTTATCAGGTAAAGTTCCTTTCATATCCTTAAATGCTCTTTTTAATTGTTTGATGTGTGATGAACTAAATGGTATTCTTACTTCATTCATTTCAGCCAACTCTTCACGAACCATCTTCTTTATCAATTCTTTAACTCGTTTCATTTTTTTCTCTTTTTTTTCCCATTTCTTGGCCATTTCTGGCTCATTTGCGTGCATCCATTTCCGTTGTTTCTCGGATTTGAATGGCATTAGAGTAAATTTCCAAAGTCTTTTTTATATTTTTTAGTGAAACCAACTACATTCTGTTTATAGTTATCAAGAAAATCAGAAGCTGCATCATCTAATCCTTTTTTTCTTAAAGTTTCATAAAAGTCTAAATAATTTTTTTGTAAGTCTTTTAATGATTTATCTATTTTTTTGGAATGTTTTTTATATTCGTAAGCAGGACCTTCATTTATATTAAACTCATCTTTGATGTTCTCAAGAACTTCATTAACTTTAGGTTTTGATTTTTTGGTTTTTTTATCACCATATCCCATTAAAGATTTATAATCCATTTTACTCACCCCTAAATATATCGTTAATTATATTTTCAATTTTACAATCGTGACAACACACACCATCGTGTCTTGTTCCAACACCTTCATTTAATTTTCCTTCGTTTGTTGGAGATAAGAAAGCTCCGTGTGTAGATGGATTTGATACGAAATCAAAAGCAATAAGTTCAAAGTCTGGTTGAACCTCTACTGAATCATCTTCATTCATTTCTTTTACTGAACCAAGTCCTCTTGATGATATACCAAGTTTAATTCCACTTTTAAATAATTCTTTTAAAATGTTTCCAGCTGGTGTTCCTAATACTTCAACAGTTCCCTCTAAATCATTACCTTTCCAATGCATTTCCAATATATTATGTGATACATTGTTTAAATTGACAACCGATGAATCAGGATGGTCAAGTTCTCCTAATGCTCTTCGTTCTTTAATTTGAATCTCAGCATATTTTTTGGCTTCTCTAACTAAAGTTTCTCTTGGATATACTCTTCCGTTTTGATTTTTTGCTTCTGCTCTTTGCAATACACCTTTAACAACAAGTCTCCCGCCATTCTTTGACATTGACTCATTTATTTGTTGAGGGGAAACCTCAAATGGTATATAATCTACTATTACTTGTTTTGACATCATTGTCTCCTATCCTATTACAAATTCTGCAGTTCCTGTTATCTCACCTGCTATTACTTGCCAATTACTTCCATCATACATTAAAGTTACACTTCTTTTTGGTAAGTCTGATGTTATATTCGTACCAGCTGCAAAATTAGCTGGTGTGATAACTAAATCAGCACCACCAAGTCTTGTCATATGTACTATTCTTTTAACTTGCCCTAAAACTCCATCTGCTAGTGATACATGTGTTTTATTTGTATTTGATACACATAATGATGTTGTAGTGTTTAAAGATAAAGCTGTAGCATTATCTGCATCAGCACCTCCAAATACAGGTCCCTCCATATCATCACCTGCAACACCACTCCCATCTTGTGAATCAGAAATTCCAGGGTCTAACGCAAATCCCAAAGCCTTTTTCTGTTTTGGTGTTAAACCAGTTCCATAGTCTGATGTTAATATTTGCTTTTTACCTTGAAATAAAACTCCCATTATGCTATCACCATTTCTGCTGTTCCTGTTATCTCACCAGCAACTACTTGCCAATTTGAACCATCAAATAATAATTGAACAGCTCTAGCTGCTAAGTTTGAAGTTAAGGTATCACCAGCAGCAAAAATAGATGAGCCACCAATTCCATCCTCAGGTGTGATAACTAATGCATTACCACCCAGTATTGATTTATGTATAATTATTTTTAATTGCCCTTCAACTCCCTTACCTAATGTTACATGTGTTGCACTAGCTTTTGTTTGTACTAAAGACACTGTGGTTGTTAATGATAAAACTGTTGCATTACTTGTACCATTTCCAGCGGTTACAGTTTCAACACTATAAACAGTTGGTTTTAATACCCAAGCTTTACTAAATTTTTGTGTATTGGTTAAACCTGTGCCATATCCTGATGTCAAGATTTGTTTATCACCATCTATTATTTTTGGCATTTAAAAACTCCTATTTCCAAGCATTTCGTTTCAACCATATATCTCTTAATATATCACCAACGACATTTCTAATTAATTTTGTTATTTGTTTTAAATCTTTATCATCTATAGCTTCACTTACAAATGTAAAACCAGTACTCTTTTTTAATCTTTTTTTCTTTTTCTTCTCATCAGACTTTGTACTAAAAGCTTTGGGTGTGTTATATCCAGCTACATTTCCAGTAGCAGTTATTTCTTCTAAACTTTCTTCGTCTAAAAGTTCAAGTGTTAGTTTTTTCACTAACTCTTTAAATAACTTTCTGTTTTTTATTTCCACTTTTTTTCACTTCCTTGACGAGTTCTAAATATCTCATTGTCTGAATAACATATTCATCTTTAACAACATCTGATTTATCTTTTATTCCACAGAATTTGTCAATAGACTTTATGGCTTCTTGCATTTTGATTTTTACAACTTTGTCTTTAAGATTTTTAGAGTGTGTTTGTAAATCTTCTTTTAATCCTTTTACAATCTCTTTTAAAGTATCCTTTAATGAATTTGTATTAGATACATTATTGATATACTCTCTAAGTAGATTCTTTTGGTCTTTACTTAATTTTGTATATTTTTGATTAAATTTTTCTAAAAGAGTTCTATAAGTTAAAATTCGTAAATCTTCATCATCTGGTAATGTATGAACAGTTTCAGATAATTTAATACTTTTGTCATCTGTTGTCACATGTTCAACTATGTTGAAAAAAGACTCAGTTTTTTGGTCTGGTGATAAAGATTTGTTAAATTCAAATAATGTAAAAATAGATGCGTAAGTTTTATAATTTGGAACTTTGGAAGACATAAATTTCTGAAGATTATAATTAGATTGAATCTCTTTAATTAAATTATATCTTTCTCTTCTAAGTGTAGAATTGTTTAAATCACCTCTAGCTTTCATAACTTCATTAATGAAGTAATCAGCTTTTGAATCTGATTTAAATTTCTTTGTTATTAACACATTGTATAAAGCTAATTCCTTACCTAACTCCGTGTTTTCATTAAATTTCTCTTTAACAATTTTAACCGCTTGCCCATTGTTTTTATTTAGCACATCAGATGTAATCTGCCTTAGCAAAAATTCAAACAACAAACCCGTATTGCGGATTTTGTTATGTTTAACTTTACGCATGTTTGAGTCCCCATTTTAATTGGTCACTATATATGTAATTATTCATATATAAATATAATGTTTTTATTAAATAACTTGAATTATTCTTCTTCATCTAAAATAATTTCCTCATTTAACATTGATTTATCTAAATCTTTTCCGAACTTATCTTGTAATTGATTTAACAATCCTTCTCTTGCAACAATCGTTCCACCTTTACCCATAGCTAATGGTGAACCACCTTTGAACTCTCGTTTTCCATATCGTTCTCTTTCATACTTTGTTGCATCTTTTATATCTTTGGCTGAGTATTCATTCCCAAAATCTTTCTTTCCAGTTCCACTTCTTCTATCACCACCATGTTCACCAGTTTGTTCTTCAAACTCATCTGATGGTTCTGTACCTTCTTCAGCAGGGTCTGTTCCCTCAGTTTCAATTTGTTCCATTCTAAATGCTTGTTTTCTATCTTCAATTACACCATTGAATACATCAACTTTTTCTTCATCATTTAATTCAAAGATATTATCATATATCCATTGTCTTGAAAATAATTTGTTTTCAATCAAGTCATTAGCAATATCTTTTTTCTGTGTCAATAATTCTAATTTTTCTTGTTGATGTATCATTGATGGATTAGTTAATTCTAATTCAAAATTAATCAATTCTGCATCATCAAACCCCTGAGTGTATAAATGAACAATTGCAATCTTTTCCAATTCAGCAACTACAATCTTTTGTAGTCTTTCAATCGTTCTTGCAAATCTAACATCTTCAGCAGCCAATGTAGCCTTTGAACCTACATTCTCATCATATCCCAAAAATGCTTTTGGTATTTTTAATGCCGCCATCATTTTGTTTCTTAAATACTCAACATCATCAATAGCACCATCATTACCTAAACCTGGTAAAGTATCAATTTGAGTACCACTATCCCCACCACGAACAGGTAGATAATAATCTTCTGTAATGGATTCCATATTGTATTTTAAATTATATTCACCATTTGAGTTCATCACAGGTGTTTTTTTCATTTTACCAATGATTTGTTGCATAAAGTTATCCACTTCATTTGGTGGAATGTTTCCAATATCTACTTTAAATACTCTTTTCTCTGGTGCTCTCATCATTCTATGAATTAACATAGCATCTTCCATAAGAGTTAATTGTTTAAATACTCTTCTTGCACCTTCTAACATTGATTTACCATAAGGTAGGTAATTTGTATCTGCTAGATTTCTGAAGTGAGCTACTTCGTAATTTTCGTGAATATCATTTGGTTTTGCACTTCTTCTTGTTTCCGAATATTGTTGAACTTCAAATTGAACTAATTTAGGATTTGTTGGGTCATGTCCTTCTAATCTATTCACTTCATATACTGAAAGAGGTTTTACATTTACAACACCATGTTTATCCAATATATCTAAATGTAAATAAAAATCACCATACTTAGTCATATTACGAATATAACTCCATAGGTTAAATTCTATATTCATTATATCATAAAATAAGTTATGTAAAATTTTATGGACTTTTGGATTATCGGTTTTGATTTTCATTATTCTGTTTTCAATATTATCAACCGTAGATTCATCACAATAAATATCTAATGCTGATGATATGATTGGGTCTGCGTCCATTAATTCATAATCCCTAAACAACTCTTTACGAGCTACATCATATGCATTTGCATTTTGTTTAGCTGCGTATGATGAACCACCATATCCACTTGAATTAATTCTATTATATCTATCAATAAAATTAGATGTTAGGGCTGTTTGAGAAAACTCAACATCCTTGACTTTTACTTGTCCATCATCTGTTTTTCTAACTACGATTTGATTTTGAAATAATTTTCCTAATCTTTGTAATATATTTTCGTCTGCCATTTTTTACCTCTTATTTAATTAACCAAGTTAAATCTTCTTTTTCATCTCCAAAGTCCATTTCATATGGATTTTTCTTTGGTTGTCCAATGTCACCTACCCCAAACCCTGCTGCGTGTTCAGACTTGTTTCCATTTGACTTCAACATTGTATTCATAACAGCCCATTGTTGGTCATTTTTATCTTTCTGTAACCTCAAAGCTGTGTCTCTAACCCAAAGGGCTATTGAATAAGACATAACTAAGTCATCGTTATAACCTTGCATTGCTTCTGCTTTTGATTGTGAAACTCCACTCTTGTATATAAATACAAATAATTCATCAATTAATCGATTTGAGTGAATTTTCACTAATTTTTCTCTTGTATATTCTTCCATTTTAGCTATTACTAATGGACGAGTCTTTGTTGTTGTTGAAAAACCAGGCACCATATTTCTGTCTTGTGCTCTGTACTTGTTTGTAATATTATGTTCTGTATCAACAACTTGTAAATCTTTTGATTGATAAAATAAATTCTTATACCCTCTATCAATAATAGTTTGTATTGTAGCCCAACCAATGTTGTTGTTCTCAACTATAAGTAAAGCATCATTATATTTTGTAGCAACTTCAATTAAGAAGTTTCCATAATCTGTAGTTCCTAATTGTCCTTTATATTCTGCACATTGTTCCATATCTTCTACTTCAAATACTTGACAAGCTGAGAAATCCGTTCCATCACCACGAGCCACATCTGCAACTACTATATATTCTTTTGTATAATCAGGTTGTCTCCAAACCCATAATCCTCTGTCTATTCCTAACTCTTCAGTTG